GACGTACACGTCTAGCCCTACGTTGATTTGATAGGTGCCCACAACACTAGAGCCGCCATTGCCAGAATCAGAAGAGTTAGCTGTTACGGTTGCCCCAGTGGAGTCTTTCGCTGTAATTTCGTATGTGCTCGTGCCGGTAACCAAGGAAATTTGATATTCCTGATTTAAAACAGCGTCAGTAATATTACCGCCCAAAGAGGCGGCGCCACTAAACGTAACAAAATCGTTATTTTCCGCCCCATGAGCGACATCTGTGACCGTAATTGTCGATGAACCATTGGCGGCAGAAAATGTGACGTCTCCAGCAGAAGTAATAAGTCTGATAGGAGTTACGTCGTTATAAACACCACCTTCTTCGACGTAATATTTCAGCGTCGTACCAAGTCCAAGATACCGATTGCCGCCCAGCTCAATCCAACTATGCAGAGCGCGAGCGGTGCCAAGATAAGAATTAGCGCCCAGCTTAGCCCAGCCGCCAATTTTTTCGACTCGACTTTTGCGGAAGCGAACAAGATTGCCATCTACCCAACCTCCCTTTGCTGAGTAATCTGTGGCCTCTTTATCTATTCCCGGCTGAAATTCAAGATTTGTTAGCGGCATCGCGCATTATGCCAACCTGATAATCGCGCCCGTTGCGGTCGGGCTCGGAAAGACTATTGTGAAATCGCCAGCAGAAGAGCTTTTGTCGGATCCAAAATTCAAAGCACATACCGCCTTATCTGAAGCTGACGTATTAAAAATAAGCGCCCCTCTTGCCGTCACTGTAGCGGAGGCGAAAGTGAGGTCGCTAAAGTCACAAACAGCCGTGGTGCCAGAAGTGGTCGGCGTAACATTCGTGAGCGCCGCACCTTTCGCGGTGTAGTTAGTCCCACTTGATTCATTAGACGTCGTGTACGCCGTGGTGCTTGCACCGAGAGTTGCCGAGCTGGTATACAGAGCCAATTTAAAAGAATTGCCGCCGTTGGTAAAATTGTGTGTTCCAACTAAAAGCTCTTGCTTGAAGCTAGTGCAAATTGCGCTTGTGATTGCCATATTAAAGCTCCTTCATAATGTCGGCAAATTGTGTATGCCCTTGACTTCGCAATGTCTGACTGATTGTTGTCCTGTCCGAAAAAATTGCGCTTTTCATTCCTCGCAGAATAACATTATAAACCTCATTGCGGAAAGCCTCTGCCTGCTGTCTAACATGGGGCGGCGCGTCTTGAGATATTTGCACAATTCGATTGGTAGCAATCTCTGCCCAAAATTCTGGGTCGTGACCGCCATCATTAGAGGTCGCCACCATTACTTGCCCAACCGTAGCTCCAATATTTTCGTCAATCATCCTTTATATGGCTCTGGCGCACTTGGCATTTCGATGCGTTGAAAATCGTATTTTTCTTGTGCTTCGGCAAATCGGGAGCGATGGCAGACAATCCACTGGCCCCCTTGATCGGTCATAGCCATAAGCGGGTCATCGAGCCTATGATAGCCATATAACCGCTCATGCGGCTCTACATTGCTGTCTAGCAAAGCAGATCGGGGGCTTGCCCCAATGCTAACGCCTTCGCTGATACAGCGGGAGATCCAGAACTCTACGCAACCTCTGCCCGCCTCAGCAAAATGTATATTGTGCTTATAACTAAAATCCATGCCAAAAAGATCCATGTGGCCTACTTTGTTATATAGGCCGAACGCTATGGCATAAGCCACAGTGTTGTTCAAATATGCACATTTTTGGTCTTCTATAATCTCAACAATCGGATATTCAACGATTGCAGGCACTCTTTCATCTAATTCACAAGAATAAATTGGCTTTTCAAGCGTAGGTAGCAACTTTCGCATAACGTCAGTTTGACTACCTGCGTCCTCCGTATCCAAGTACCTTGACGCTGGGTCCATCATAAAGACCCGATCGCACTGAAAAACAGCCAAGGCAGAATTAATACACCAAACCTCATCCCACTCTTTGCTATTTTCTACTGATATGACGTAATCAATTTGAGAGGCGCCCAGCCCCAAAATGGCAATTTTCTTGCCCTCTAGCTCCCTGATTTTGCTCATGTTAAGTTATACCCATTCTCAATAAATCATAACGATATTCATCGCGAGTTGCCCGTCCCTCAGAGACGTTTTTCATCCTCCCGATACCCTCTTTGAACCGAGCCTCAAAAGTTCCAATAACGTCTGGTGGCTCCTTCAAAAATATTGCCCCCTCCACGAGAGCCCCATATAGCAACGGATCTGGGTGATCTGTTGATAAAAGCGTAGTCCCAGATTCGGCCCCGACAGTCAGCGAGGGCGGCTTATATAAATAGTGAAGCTCAACATCATAGGCACTGCTAGGCACTGGGCTAAGCTCAAAGGCTGACTCATCAAATAGCGAATAATATTTGGGGCGCCCCGTGGTCGTGGTGCTCGGGCTAAACTGCTTTATAAAACTAGGATGCTTAAAATCAAGATAGTGATAAGTGTTGCTATCAATCACTGCAAGAGAAAATGGAGCAAAAAAATCAGATGGCGTAGCTAAAAAACGATTATTGGTAGCAGTGCTTCCCGAGACATTTCTTCTCTGCTCAGGGAGCTGAACCAGCTTAAATATACGATTTTCGCTTTCCTGAATGAATTGATTTAAATTATTGTTGAAGGTGGTCTCGTCCACCTGCAAATAATCTTTTATGGTCGATTTCAACGTCGCGAGTGTAAAGCTCATGTAATGGTAACCTCGACAGTTCCTACTGAAGCGGTGACTTCAAATGTGGTCAATTGTGTACCTAGCTTACCATTGCCCACATTTGTATACACCATAAAAAAATTGCCATCGTTGCCATCACTGGATGGGTCAATTCTGGCGTCGCGTACAGCCTCTGGATCAGTGGGGGTCGGCGAAGGCTGTATTTGAGGCTCTTTCGGAGACCATTGATCTGGCCCCACCAATAAACCATCCCACGTTTTTCGCATATCCTTGCGCTTATAACGGAAGCCAGTAATGTCGCAAATGCCGTAGGCATTTTTGCCTGCCGCAAATGCCATTACGCAATCCTATAAATCGTCAAGTCAGGAGCAACGCGAAAGCTCGCCCGAGCTTGATCTTGCGACAAGGCTCTCTCAAACTCCTCTTCATACAACTGCTTGAGCAGGGGCACCTTTTCAGGGGCCTTTTTTAAAGCCATGTAATACGCAAGTCCTGCCGCCAAGCAGGGATAAAAGCGGAAGGGCACCTCCAGCGTATTTGCTCCGGCGTCCGCATCATCCATTCTGCTCAAAATATTTAGGTGCAGGGTATATGCGGAGTTTTTGTCGGGAGCAGGCCAAACCGTAATCGTAGGGCTAATTTGCTTGTCTACAAAATATTGATTTGGCTTGCCTGTGGTGGTTTTTGTAGCAATGTGAGCATACTCGGCCCGTGATAATTTACTCAGCGGTATGTCGGTAGTCGTGCCCGATACGGTTTCCCGCACAAACACATCCAGCACATCAATTACTGATGTGGGGTTGGTGCTGTCAATCGTGTATTGGATAGTATTTAAGACCGCAGAAATGGTCTTTTGATTGATTGTCCATTGATTAAGACCGCGATTCGCCCACTCTGCAAGCATAAGATTGAGGGATCGTTGTGCGGTTTTGAGGTCATAGCCAGTGCGAAGCTCAAGCCCACACCGCTCAAACGCCTCTTCTACATAATCTGCTACATCTAATTCGAAATCTTTACTGCCGCTCGTCGTCATCTTCAGCACCCGCGTATAGGTTATTGAAAACCTGATTTACGTCCAAGGTGTAGTCTAAATCAGATTTCGAGTAATGAATATGCTGAGAGGGCCGAAAGTCAGGAGCACCCTCGCCGGTTTCAAACCAAGCGGGATGTGTGACGCGCACCCTGTTATTAGGAAGCGCAACAATATTTCCGGTCCAAGGCCCCGCATCTAAAAGCTCCAAGACATGGCTTTGCTTGTGTTGGGCGGGATCGTCGGCTATCTCGTTCTCAGCGTAATCCACCGTAAAATAATATTTTGCCGGGTACATTTTGCCGTCAATCATTGCGAGCCAAGGGCATGGAGTAGCCCTGTCGAGCACATATACCGCATGATTATAAGAGCTACAGTCCCACGGTTGAGCCGCCCAGACGGGCATCGGCTCAGGCCAATTTTCTAACGGAGTGTCACCCACCAAGGCCGTTATTGGCATTCGAGCCCACATAGCGCCACCATGCACGTTGGGCTCGTCGTCTTCGTCGTAGGTCTCTGCTCCAGTAAAAATCAACTGGAAACTCAAGCACCTCGTCGGCATGGTCGTGACAGCAATGGCCATGGCGTGAATAAATTCGCCGTGGTATTTCTGATGGTTATGCGTGTACTCCCTGCGCACCCAGCACTTAAAGTGCGGGATATTACTTTGCAAATAAGCCATCTATCTCCCGTATAAGCCGCTCTTTTTACTGCTAGGAGCACGCATTTTTTTGCTCATGCCGCCCTTGGCGCCGCCTTTAGTTTTCATAGCGCCGCCCTTTGCCATGCCTTTTGTCTTCATGGCGCCGCCCTTGACATAACCTTTGGACTTCATCATGCCACCT